GTGAGTTTCGGAGAATACTGGTCAAAGCCAGTTTACCGTGGCTATTTTAGAGCGCCACCACGGAGTTTAGTTAGGGGTTCCAACTCCCCTCTATCGTAGAAAAGCAATTGTTGTTGGCAAACGGCAGGTGACTCATCGAGGCACTTGACGAATGCGGTTGTCATGATGCCCACAGATTGCAGAAATGTAACATAATAGGCGAAGAACATTTGCCATAAAATGGTTAAAACAAAATAACTAAGTTTAACATCATACAATCAACTGTGAGACGGCAAACAACAAATTACGTTGAGGTCATGGGCCATACGATGAATGGCGTCGGTTTCCACTCCCGACACCCGATTTTTAATGAGACCAGGCCAAACTCATAATGCCTACGTGATCCTAGGCATCCCGCTCGACCATGCGAATGAGCGTGGGGTCTTGGAACTCTTCGCCGATCTCGAAGTTACCAAGATATCCGATTAGGAATTCCAACTCGCCTTGACCGATCGAATAATGATGCATGTAATATTCTAACAAACGGTCATGTGAAGGGGTGGCCTTGCAGTCAACCCACTTATCATACGAGTTGTACTTAACAATTGAAGGTCCAATACCAGATATGGCCTGAAGACGAAATCCCATCGCACGTAATAAGGGGTCGTAGTAGCCGAACATAATCAATGTGTTTGCAATGCTACGTAACCACTCTTGTTGTTTGATAGGCGTACGGTCTTCCATGTCCCAGCCAAGTTTAGCAATAAGCTTACCAACCTTTGGCATGAGAACATAACCATCCTCTACTGGTAAGAACCTACCTGAACAAAATTCGACATCAAGAGGATTATGCCGAATATCAATTGTTACTTCCATACCCATGGACGCGTACTTATCGATCATCACCTTTTTACCACCAATCCAGGCGATTTCAGTGTCGATAGTCACAGTCACAGAGTCGTCGCCACAAATGATAGATATCCAGCGACGGCCAGGACCGTGAATCTCAAACTTCATGATAGAATTGACCAGAGTGTCACCAACACTAGTGTCAGGCCAACCCGACTGCATAGTGTATGGCACCTTGAAGGTCGTACCAAGCTTGGTTCTACCACGTGAAGTTTCACGTCGGAGGTAATGGGAAATCTTCTTTCCCAACTTCTTAACGTAGATCAGCCTAAGGAATTTAAAAGGACCAGCTAACATGTGCAGATCGAAGCGAGATTGATCATCTTCAACGATGACCACAAACTCGCCTGGCAGCAGAACGGACTCCATGCATTGAATTGCATTGGCAAAAGCCATCCCTATTGCTTCACCCGACATGCCGCATGTGTAAATTATCTGCCTGAAATTTGACAAATCACCGCGCGTAAATGCCCAAGGAACAAAGGATTCTCTAAACAACTTAGAGAAAGGCCTGATCCTCGGGCCAACTGCAGCGGACAGATCTCTAGGACAACTCGAAATCATCCTAGGGTCCTTAATAAAAATCTCGAACAGTCGTCGTATATCTCTGAGACAAAGCTCACGCTTTATAAAACAGTCCGCCCTCAACACCTTTGGAACTAACAACCCCTCCTCAAATATCTTGAGGAGGATGTCACGCATCCGAGGTGGAAAAGTAGAGGCCCACAAATATTTGTTCATTTTCTCATGGGAAAATGGTATAAGCATATCATATAAAGGGAAATGCCGCTTGATCATTGAATTCCAACGATCCTCAACGTTTTTCTGGACAATCTCGCTTGAGTGCAAGGGAATGAACTTCCCTATACGACCTTCAAGCGAGATGGTCTCATTATGATAGCATGACCTAAATACTGTGGGTCGAAAATAGCGGACCGAAAAAAAGCGACGCGTGCCAAAGCGAGGCTCACAAATACGTTCACCATCCTTCAATATCTCGAAGTAAGGTGAGACTTTTACATCTTTGTACTTGTGATCAGCAATGCACATGTCAGCATGAACATTTATCGATCTGAGGACACGGCGACGCGGCCGTTTACGCCTGCGAAACAAGAAGATAGCAACACAGGCTAGGAAGATGATGGGACCGGCGTACATTAAATTACGCCCTTTCCATTGTTCATATGGGGGGTCTGTATAAACTCGTGTGACTCCGTAGCCGCAAACACCAACATAGTTGACAGCAGTGTGGGTGACAGCAGCAAGTGGCAATGGCATTACAGTCAAAGCACCGTGCACGGCAAAACGGATAGAAAACTCACGAACAAAGAGAGCAGGGCCAACGCGAGTCAACGTCTCGTATGCTGAAAGAAGAGCAGCACCTAGAAACATTGACATCTTACGGCCACAGCCCAACATTTTGAAGAAGTAACGCTTAAACACCTCTTCAGCGGTGGCATGAACAAACAAGAAAAGTCCTATTCCTGTCATGGGATAAACATCCCGACTGCCACAAGCTTCATAAGTTCTTTCACGGGTAACATTAACATACGCTTGACAAGCCCTTGTTGTATACAATGGTCCACGCTGTAACATGTTAGACCAACCTAAGATCACTTCACGCCAAAACGTGTAAGTATCAACAAAGGTAGGTTGTAACTCATGCGGTGGTGGAACCATGAAATTAACTGTCATAGGCGTGAAATCGGAGCAGAAAAGTGGACATAGACTCGACATCGGACCTCTTTCCTCACTCCGTGCTAAAGCGTGCAAAGGAGTATAGCCAAACAAAGCCTTAAAGTTGGCAAAAATACCACGTATTTTGCCCAACCTGACGGCTGCTAGCTGTCGCTCCTGCACACTAATTCTCAAAACCTTGACATACTCGTCATAAACCAATTTGTGCCATTCATCTTCCTCTAAATTAAGGTGTTCAGCTCGCGCAACGGCTAGCATAGCTGCCCTGATTTCACTACACTTTTTATTGTTGAGTTCACCTTTACATGCTAATTGCAGCCCTCTGGACCGCACTTCACTCAACTTTATCTTTAGATTTTTCTCGTGTGTAGTAACACCAGGGGTTAGCGTAACCAGCCACCTAACGAGCTCCTTGTTACGAACCTTGGCAGAATGGGAACCGTGCATTCTACAGACCTCATGCCAAGGTTTTCTACCCAGCAGCCATAGTGGAAATGACGGGATATGAGTGGTACATGGGCAGACACGACTGCCGGAAAAGTACGTCTCAATATTCTTGAAGAAATAAGCTGGGTCGCGCAGGAAGGTTAGCCAAAATTCGGGAAGACCAAAATCACTTCCCTTTTTCTCCTTTCGATCGGTTGGTGGAGGCTCACCTTTCGTATCCTGCGACTTTAATTCACCATCGGCATACTTTGTCTCGTCGATGGGAAGCTGCTCTTGATTAGGATGGGACTGACGGGCTGACGTCGCAGCGGCGGCCTTACGATCAGCATTAACATTATGTGGGTTTTGCACATGCTGAAGAGGCGGCCGTACGGCCCTTCCCTGATTATTAGACGGGGCGTAAATCATTTTGCCCTTCCGTCTTTTAGCCGGCAAATTAACTAGCCACGGCTTATTCTCACTTCCTTGTTGTTGTTGTGGAGCAGCAACGCATTTATAAACAGCAACAGCTGAACTCGACCCACGTCATAGGCCGAATTTTTCATCCGCGAGGTGTATTAAACCACGCGGTTGCCCTGCACCCTTTATATAATGAGGATAGGTGCTACAGAGTTTTCTTTCCTCCGTATGTTATCCCCAGGCAGGTTGGACGGTAACGATTCGTGTCAATCTAACACACTACAAATGGGCTCCAAACTACTGTCTGGAATGTACAATGTGTTAGGCCATTCGAAACCTCCTGCCAGGTCGCACTTATTTGGGTAAGTCTTGCATCAAGCGGCTATATGTCGCCTCACAAACTTAGCTCCCTATCCAGCCATTCCATTCCACCGAAGTGAACCCCTTTTGACTAACATGAATGGTAGTCCAAGGACCTTGAATGCCGAAGCACAAGTCACAAGGTCAAAGAGGAATTAGGATTAAATAACTGGGAGGTCATTCAGTTTGATCATGGTGCAAGGTTGTTTAGCGGACACCCAAAATCGGTGAAACCTCTATCCCACACCTGAG